GTCCCCCGACACACATGTGTGTTTAAATGTTATTTCTGCATTTGAGAATTTTATGGGTATATCCCTGGAATCATCTTACGAATTTATAACAAGTAATGTTTTTATTTTAATAGATAACGATATCGGCGATGAAGAAACATACAATAAGATGGCGGAGGAAGCGAGACTAAAAAAAGGAAAGAAAATTATTAATTATACTACAAAAAAAAACACATATCTTTTATTATACACTATATCATACATATTTATATGTGTAGCAACTATGACGCCTATACCGAAGGTAAAGAAAACATTTCCAGGATGCAAAAAATCTTTCAAAGGGTTTCCTTTAAACAATGAAGATTATAGTGGATTAACGTATATTGCTTGTATCGCTACAAATATTAAAAGCAATGAAGAACCTTGGAATACGCTAAAAAAAACAAATGAAGCACAGCTTGTTAAGAAATTAACCTTATTAATCAACGAAGTATTGCTTAAAAATTCTGTAGTTAAAGAAAAAATTAATAATAAACTAAATTACGACCTTACTGAAGATGCTGAAATTCCATCCATTATTGATGTTAAATCATGGGAAACATTTCTTCCTCCATTGTCTAAACTACAACTTAAAGTATCTGAAAATATAAATGATGCATTTATCAAATCCACATTCGCTAATGTCCGACTCGGTAATGCAAAACAAAAAGAACAACTAAATGTTATATATGGTAAAATAGTGCATTTTTCTATGTATATTCAAATCATGATTGCCAATATCATAAATAATGCTGAACCTTTGCTTATGAATTCAAGTAAAGAACCTTTCATAGATAATGTATGTTGTAGCAACATAAAATCTGTTGCGGATTTTTTAAAAGAACAGAACCCAAATATTTATAAAACTAGCGTTCTTGTAAACGAACTTTCAAAAAATTTAGATAAAATTGATACCTACACCAAAGCTGCCACACTATTTATTAACGTTAATACACGAAAATCTTATCCAGTTTTGGCAAATACGTTGAGTGAATCAACTGTCTATAAATCATTTATTGTTTATTGTAAATTCAATGGTACAATAATCCTTGATAAAAATTTAATGGACATTTGTATTGATAATAAGAGTAGTTTTACTGATGAAAATACCATTGAAGAAAAAATAAATATTTTAAAACAAGAAAGTAAATTTTATAGCATCGAAACATTACATCAACTTCATCGCGTTATTCAGCAAAACATTGATTTGTCATTTGAAAATAGACCTCAAAACAATCTTGGAATCATTCTTAACGAAGTTTCTTTGCAAACAAACAATAATTTACCACCACAATTAGTTACTTTATTACAAGATATGATGAGGGCACAGACCATGTCACAGGTTAGAACGCAGGGTGCGACGGGTGCGGACACTGCCGCAAACGAGTTCAAAGGGGGTGGGAATGCAAAGGGTATAGATACACAATCCATGCGTAATATTAAAAATTACTTGGTCGGAAATAATGATAATCTTAAAACTAATATTAAAAACTTTGTAATTAAAAATACTAAATCTTCCAGGAAAACCGCAGCTAAAATAGATGATTTTTATAATAAAATAGAAAGTTTGGGTGATTTTAAAACGCATAATATACTGGGCAATGAGGATCAACATATATACGAGCTTACAGATCATTTATCTCGCTATCTAATGAATATAACTACAATATACCCTAATATGATTAAAAATAATGTAACATACAACCACGAAGACATAACCATTCATAAACACTGGAATCTTTCATTCAATCATCAACTTTCCATTAAAAATATTATTAAAGACAATTACAACAAACTCGTAGAACTTTATGATGATATCTTAATTGCATTTATGCACAATGTAACACCAAAATTTAATAATATAATGCTATTAGCTAATAATATACCTCGTCATAGCAGTACAATAAATAATAGTAACAATGTATTTGATAATAAAATATGTGCTTTGCTTTATCAACATTTCGTACTGCTATCACTTAATATCTTTGCGACCCTGTCACAGGATGACAATATTATCAGTGAAACTAGGACGTCGACCTCTATGTCAACAGAAGCATTTGAAGAAAAAGATAACGGTGATATTTCACAAATTGAAATACTAATTGGAGAGAAAAAAACCAAGAATCAACGATTAGCAACACTTATATCTGTTTTTATTGATATGTATCTTGATCAATACTCTAGTTCTATATATGATTATCCATCCGTTGTTGATAAGGTTCAACGTTCTAAAGATAAAGAAAAAGAAGAATTTACAACATATCTTAAAGATTTATCTGAAGACAAACGTAAGGTTGAAGATATTAAAAAACGCCATCAGCTTGAAAAATGGTCCAAAGGATTACAAAAAGGCTTAATACAATACGACAAAGATACCTTTGATGAAGAATATAAAGCTTTAGAAAGACGTGCCATTTTTGAAAAAAATATGGGGTTCAGCGATGAAATAACTGAAATGAATAAAGATATATTAATGTTTGACGCAGAAGAAAAACACTTTCGTGATATGGAAATTGATGATGATGCTTATGATATGTCAAATATGCATAACGACGACGATTATGATGAAGATATTTTGGATTCCGGTGATATGATGGAATCGATTAGAGATTATGATGATTAGAGATTATACTAATTAGAGATTATGATGATTAGAGATTATGCTAATTAGAGATTATTAATTAATAAAATATATATTAATTAATATATATGAAAATAACAATAAATAAAAAAAGAAAAATTAGTGTTGCTGTTTACATTTTTGTAATACTATTCACTATAACACAATATGTTAAACCTAGTTTTCTTTATACTAAACAAGGTTATATAAGACAATTTGGACTAGGTTATAAAAATAAAACTATCATACCTATGTGGTTAGTTACTATTGTTTTAGCAGTGATTTCTTACTATATTGTAATGTATATTTTGATTTGATTTGATTTGATTTGATTGGATTTTATTTAATTTAATTTAGAACTTTAACCGGTCTTAATTGCTGGTAGCTGTCATCATTGTCTAATTCACCATTGTGTAATTCCATCTCGCCTAACCCTTTCTTAATTGCACACGACATATTAATAAAATTGTAACTTTCTTTATTTAAAGAAATATTGTATAAATCTACATCAAATAATTTGGCACCATTTTTAAATCTATCTTGTGAATAAAATTTCTTGAGACAATTATTTATAACATCTGATGCTATTATACTTTTACTAGGTAAATTATAAATGTTTTTTAAATAATTACTATCTATCATATTATTTATTTCATTCAATGAATGTATTTTACTTTGCAATGTTGGTATAACATATATATCGTCATTCATTAATTTCATAAGTTTAATAAATGCATCTGGATTACGAGTCAAATTCATAGATTCGCGGTCCGTACGTTTAAACATGTCCGGTATGTTTGTTATTCCAGGCTCTTTTCCATATATCGTTCCACCTTGAACGAAAATAGGTCCTTTTAAACTTCTCTCAAACCTTAATTTTTCCATTAAATAAACAAACCCCGTACATGGTCTACCCACGTTTGTCGTTATATTATTATATACATTAATATACATCTTCAACTCATTAAAATTTAAACACAAGTTTATTGGAATATCTACAACTGATATAAAACATCTTATGTCTGGTAAATCGTTGCTTAAATGATAATAAATGTTTTGATTTACAGGATTTCTTGTGTCTACTAAATCCCGGTCTATATAAACAGGAGTATCCGGAAAACATCTTGCAAGCCAAAATGCCGTCTTAAATGCGTTATCATAACTTCGCGTTTCGTCATAATTCAAATTATCGCAAAACTGATATTCCGATTTATGACCTTCGGGTATTAGTGGCACAATTAATAACAAATTCTCACCATTTTTTTTTCTAATACCAATTTCTAATAATTCATCACCGTCCGTAGGATCTACTGAAAGTATAGTTAACGTATTCATGTTAATATTCTTATATTCAAATCATTAAGTAGATTAAATTAAAGATTATTGATAAAAACAATATAGATTTATATTATTATATATGCAAAATCCTAATTTAGTAGAATCCGGTGTTAAATACTTCTTTACAAAAACTCTTGAAAATTGTCATATAAAAAAAATGTCATATTACAATAATCTATACAATATCATTTTAGTAGTACTTTTTGCTTGTGTTTTATTATTAACACTTCGTTATAAATACAAAGGTAAAATGACATCACAAGAAAAAGAAATTAAACAAAGAAAAGAAAGATCTTACATATTAAATAAAATCCAATCCATTGACGTTGAAAAAAAAAAGTATCGTCAAGAAATAATAACCAATTTACCTACCTTTGAAAGCGAATATTATAACTTAAATCAAAAATAATATTATTTGATTATATACAACTATGACTAATGTATATGACGAAAAATTTATGAAAGCATTAGAAAAATATTATAAATTAAAAAATACCTACGATACAAAATACAATAAACATAAAAAAATAATTAGAGAAAATGAAGCCTTCTCTTTGAAAAAAAAGCAGAAACTCATTAAGGCATATAAACCTGCTTGTATTAAATGTAAACGCAATGTAGGAACTATTTTTTCTAATAGTGGAAGAATACTCTCTGCCAAGTGCGGAGACACCATAACTCCATGCGCCTTAAATATTCAATTAAATAAGGGGAATATAATCAATGAAGTTAAAACATTGGAATACTGGGAAAATGAAATGAAAGAGGACAAGTTTAATATGATAATAACTAAATTAAACTTTTTATTTCAATTTGTAGAACGGGATGTGTCTTTAACCAAATTTGAGGAATTTAAAAGTGTATTAAATGATACGCTAAGCGAATATACATCCACAATTGATATATTAACCGACAGTGAAGAAACAATTAGCGATATTAAAAATGCTAACAAATCTTTAAATGTGCACATGAAAACTATGCAGGAAACTATCAATAATTTCAAAGAAACTAACGATAATCAACTAATTAAGGATACTGTTGAAATTTATATAGGAAATGTTTTACCATTATTAGAAATAATTAAAAAACTTAATTACAAAGTATATAAAATTAATTATGATGAAGATAATGAAACATACAATTTAATTAAACAACGTAATACAATTAGTTCTATTGAAAGAACGTTAGATGGAGACCCAAAAATAATAGAATATAAACTATAATATATTTATATTATATAAATGAAGACTAAAGTAGGAATGAAGACTAAACTAGGAATGAAGACTAAAGTAGGAATCAATATCTATTTTTTTATAATAACTTTCTTAATAGGATTCTTTATATTAAATAAAATGTCTTTTGATAAAAAAAAAGTAAAGGTATATCCAACGCCTAACAACTATAAAGATATACTATACAAAGATATAAATAACAACTGTTTTCAATTAAAACCTAACAATGTTAAATGTGATAAAAATTATAAGAATATTCCTTTACAATATTAATCTGTGTATATATAAATATGCAGATTAATAGAATTTTACATTCTAAAAATGGCAGAATTATTGTTTCGATAATTTTAGGATTAGGACTAGCTACTCTTTTCAGAAAACAATGTTCGGGGAAAAGTTGTTACAACTTTGTATCACCGGATGCCAATGAACTTACCAATTCTACGTACAAATTTAATAATAAATGTTATAATTTTGAACCGATTGCTAAAAAATGCAATAAAAATGTAAAAACTGTTTCCTTTGCGTAATTTTTATTTATATCATTTCATTCGTTATACTATATGAGTGACACCACGAATATAACACAACTTCCACCACCACAAGCTCAGTTACCACCACAACTAGAGCAAAATGTAGTACTTAATACACAAGAAATCAACCAAGAACATGCTACACAAAAACCTACCATGTTTAGTTCGGACGATCAAATGAACTTTATTAAAAATATTAACACTGCCGCACAACAGGGAGCGACACAGTTACCTTCAAGAGATATACCTAGAAATGTTAACGAAGTTGTTAGTGATCCAAAAAGTAGGGTTAATTTTGTGGAGCAGGGGAACGAAAATGACTATATAGGAATTTATGATACTGAAGAAAATATTATAAAACAACAAAAAATAAAGGATACCAATAAAAGTATGTTTAATAAATCATACGAAGAATTCCAAATACCTATCATTCTTGCTATATTATTTTTTATATTTCAACTTCCGATTTTTAATAATATGTTAATTAAATTTATTCCGAAATTGTCTGATAACTCGGGAAATCTAAAAATGCAAGGCTTTATGTTTAAAAGTATTTTATTTGGATTTATATTCTATATGATATCTAAATTTTCCGACGTTGTTATTAATAAAATATCGTAACTAATACATCGGTAATTTAAATATATCTTCCATCTTTAATTTTGATATCTTAATCTTTTTATTCTTTGCTTTTTTTCTTGTAAATTTTTTAGATTTGCTTTTACTTCTTTTACCTTGCCTTTTACCTTGCGTTTTACCTTGCGTTTTACCTTGCCTTTTACCTTGCGTTTTACCTTGCGTTTTATCTTGCATTTTACCTTGCATTTTACCTTGCGTTTTACCTTGCGTTTTATCTTGCATTTTCTCCGATGGAATATATCTTAAAAACCACTCACCATACTCTTTTGTATGTTTTTTATCCATTAATTCCTTGTATTTTTTGCTTTTATTCTCTCTCATTTCTTCCATTGTTTCTTGATGCCCATAGCAATTAATACTAAATCTCTTTAGAACCCCCTTCTGCTTTAATCTATTCCTTTGCTGAACTTTAAAAAGAAATTCCGCCATACATAGTATACGATTTTTATCATAATATGGTCTATTAGCATACAAAAACGCCAAATAAAAACTCAACATTGTGTCTATTGTAGCTATTCTTACTTTTCTTTTATCTACATCAACCACGTTATAACTATGACACGCCATTGGTTCATATATAAAACATATTGTATCACCGTTTAATATTACTTCGTAATGCGGTGCAATTATTTCTCCAATTCCTTCTCTTCTAAGTATTGATACATCATTAAACCCGTTATATTCTAATTGTTCTTTAACGATTGTCGCTGTAAAATCAGGTTTTAATGACATAACATCAAAATCCGGGTTTTTTTGAATTATACGTCTCCCTTCTTTCTTAGGCATATACGTTGAATAAATACCGTGCGCCAATGAACCAAAAAATACGACGCCTTGACCTATTAACGCATCTCTTACTGTTGTAAATATGTTGGATTCTATTTTCTTGTTTTTTAACTCCATACCTCTTTGAAAATTCATATTTAAACAATCTACACCGTATAGCGGATAGTTATTATTTAATAATGTTAATCGTTTTAATACTTTTTCCCAACGTGATGTATCACCTTCTGGGCGCGATAGTTCTAAATACATTGACATTCTTAAATAATTTGGTGCTGCGTATAATATACCGCCAACACTTAGACTCTCAACCTTTACCGTATCAAACAAATTTTTGTTCATTTGTGTTATATCTGCCACAGGTATATAATTAACAAAAACCTTGTATGTTCCATGATGAACACCTGATTTGGCCTCCACGTCGTCAAACTCTTTGGCATAAATGTCTGCTAATTCTTTGGCGTCAGCCAATGCGTTGGACGAAAAAAAATCATAATCAGGTATTTCTAAATCTTTATTATAGAACTGATCATCTTCGGGTAAAATATTATTAATAGCTGTTCCGCCATAACAAATTAACTTTTTTTTTCTTAAAAATTCTTCTACAATGTTTATTATTGCCTCTATTTCAGGACCATTAACCTTACGTTTTTTCATTATTTCCTCAGATTTATCAACTGCGTCTCTTAGAATTTGTAATTCTACTTCTTCAAGATTATTCATTATATATATATATATATATATATATAT